ACGGGACTTCGACCGGGCGCTCGACATTATGGTCAGTGTCGGTCTCATCCAGCGCTACCCGGTGCAGGGGGCTATCTGCTTGCAGGTCAACCAGTTTGAAGAGCATCAGCCGAATCTTCACAAGCGGACGCAAAGTAAGTTTCCGGAACCTCCGGGAGATTCTGGAACCTCCGGGAAAGTCCGTCTGAATTTAACTGAATCTAATCTAACGGAAGTGAACCCAACCCAACCGCCTTCGGCTCCGCGGCGGACCGCGGATGCGTTGTTCGAGCAATTCTGGGCGGCCTATCCGAAAAAGAAGGCGAAGGACTCCGCGCGGAAGGCGTGGGACAAGCGACGACCCACAGAAGCCTTTCTCGCCGCGATGCTGGCCGCCCTCGAGACACAGAAACGGACGTTGGATTGGCGCAAGGAGAACGGCCGGTATATCCCCTTCCCGGCGAGCTGGCTGAATCAGGCTCGGTGGACCGATGAGGCGGACGTGGCCGTGAGCGATCTCAGGCCGGACCTCGGCGTCTGGGAGTGTCCGCACGAGCCGAAGTGCCAGGACGGCCGCTGGCGCTGCCATCAGCGGACGGAGATGGAACGCATTCGGGCCGAGGCGAGTTAGGTGAAGCCTGGAGATTTCATCGGGTCGCCCTGTTCCTGTGCCGAATGTTCACAAGCGGGCGTGACGACCCGAGAACTACGGCGCGATCCCACGACCGGGCGTGTGGCTGCATGGCTATGCGCTCAAACGGTGGTACGAGGCGATGGAGCACTTCAAGCGCAAGGCGAGAGCGGCGGTCGGCGCACCAGGGCGACATGGGCAGGGGTTTGAGCGGCTGGCGGCTCGAGAGCCGGGACAGGAAGGCTAAGGCCGGGGAGGTCAGAATGCAGTCATGGGGTCGTCATCGTGAAGTCGAGAAGGTCAAGCCGGCACAGGTGTCAGTCGCGAGCCTGCCAGAGCATGAGCAGGATGCGGCGATGGATGCCTGCCGACGCGCCAGTAAGGACTATCCGTCCGTAGAACTTCCAACTGGACAACTCCTGCATGTGTTTCAGCAGGGCGGCGATTGGGATGTCTGGCTGAACTGCGAAGATGCGGACTTTACCGGTATCTGCTTGGCCGTTGAGGGTTCGCGCGATGCGGCTGTCGCAGAAGCCGTCAAAGTCCTCGAGGCGGCGATTGAGGAACTGCAGAAAGCGCCGGTGACGCGGTGAAGCAGCCAGCCACCGAACGCTGCGAGTGCGGGCGGGTCTGTCTCGTCGTCCCACAGACGAGCGGTTATGAGTTTAAGTGGCGCTGTCTCTGTGGACGTGCGGGGGTGATTGCGTGGTCGCATGCGCATCCTCCACCGACGTTTGAGCCGTTTGTGACTCAAGGGACGCTCTGGGAGCAGGTATCCGCATGACGCTCGATCAGATTCGCGCGAAGTACGACACCGTCTGGACCGGCGATCTCTGGCGCTCCGTGGCCCCTGAGCCGCCCCAGGTGCCGCCCTTACAGGCGCCTAGACTCACGGGTCAGACCCGTGCGGATCGCATCCTGGCGGCCTTGCCGGGGCCGATGTGGGAGATTCTGGAGCGCACCCAGCTCACGTACGACCAAGTGCAGCCGTGTTTGACGCAGTTGGTCAAGGCGGGCTGGGTCGAAAAGGTGGGTGGCGGCGGGATGACACGGTATCGACGGCTGGAGGCGCGGTGAAGTGTGGCGGCGTATTACAACGAGCACGACCGATTCGCGGCGGCGTGGTTGCGAGAACTCATCACGGCGGGACTGATTGCGGATGGCGAGGTCGATGAACGGTCAATCGAGCTTGTTCGACCCGATGACCTCAGAGGATTCGTCCAGTGCCATTTCTTCGCCGGCATTGGAGGCTGGAGCTATGCCCTTCGACTCGCCGGCTGGCCCGATGACCGAGAAGTCTGGACCGGGAGTTGCCCCTGTCAGCCGTTCTCGAGCGCCGGCGCCCAGCTTGGCGGCGCCGATCCGCGCGACCTTTGGCCTGTCTGGTTCCAGCTCGTCAAAGAGTGCCGCCCTCGCGTCGTCTTTGGTGAACAAGTTGAAGCAGCGATTGGACATGGATGGCTCGATCGTCTTTGCGATGACTTGGAAGCGGAAGACTACGCCGTCGGGGCGTGTGGTTTGCCGGGTCCGTGCGTCGGGGCATTCGACCTCCGGCAACGACTGTGGTTCGTGGCCGACACCGAAAGAATCAGATTCCAACAAGGGTGTGAGAACGCATCACGGTGCGATGAAGGAATTAGAACGCAAGGGACCGGGATCGGATTTGCCGACGATCGTCGCCGCTTGTTTGGCGGGCTGGCCGACACCGGACAAGAGCAGTGGAGATGGCGGCAGGATCAGCGCCGATCCCCTCAACAGGGTTCGCAGGAGCGGAGCCAAGAAACAGCTCACAATCAACGAAGCGGCGCAGTTGGCGGGCTGGGGAACGCCGACTGCTCAAGACGCGAAGCACGCCACGGTTTCACCATCGGAACAGGGACGCGATCCGGCAATTCTCAGGATTCAGGTTTTTGGCGCGATGTCGGCTGGCTCCCCTGTGCCGATGGCAAAGCGCGGCCAGTTGAACCCGGCACATTCCCGCTGGCTTCAAGGGTACCCGCCCGCGTGGGACGACTGCGCGGTTATGGCAATGCCATCAAGCCGCAAGTCGCCCAAGCGTTCATCGAAGCCTACTGTGACGCCCGAGGACTCTAACGTATGAACGCGACCGCCTATTACCATCAGAAGGCCCAGCGCTCGAAATATGGTGCCACGCCAGAAGTGGTCGATGGCATCCGCTTTCACAGCCGACGAGAAGCGCATCGTTATCGGGAATTGCTGCTACTCGGTTTGGCTGGCGAGCTCCACGATCTCGAGCTGCAACCACGGTTTCCACTGCTGGTGAATGGTGTGCGTGTCGCCGATTACCTCGCGGACTTTCGCTACCAGGATCGGGTGAGGGGCGATGTGGTTGAGGATGTCAAGGGCTTTTGCACGCCAGTGTATCGGCTGAAACGTCGGCTCGTGCAGGCCATTTACGGCATCAGCATCGAGGAACGATGAGCCTTCCCGCCGAGAAGTTCAGCCCGGAAGCCCTCGCGATGTTCGCGCGACAGCAAGCGCGACTCGATGCGGACCGCGAACATGAAGAACCGACCTACTACCTGCAGCTCAGTGAAGCGCAGGCGCAGGATCTCGCGTCTGGCTATGTGCCGGCGGCGGTGCGATCAATGGCGGCCTATATGATTGATTGGTTCGAGGAAGATCGGCGCCGAGCGGCCCGGCCGGTCCGAAAGGCGGCGAAATGACTAGCGAGCGGCTTCGTGAACTCGTGCGCGAGATGCGCCGCAATACCGGTCGCCGCACTGATCGTGAGATTCAGGCGTGGGCGAACGAACTGGACGGCCTCCTCGTCGACATGGAAGCGTGGCCTTGGCCCAGACTTAGAGATGACGGCAAGTTGAACCGTTGGCATGAGTATGAGCACGACGACGACACAGGCTCTTGCATCATCTGCGGCTGGGTGAGACAGGTGCATACGGAGCACGAAATCGGAGCTTCTGCCAAATGTCCACCGTGTGTCGCTCTCGATTGGCCCGAGGAATCGGTGGCGGCCTCTAAAGGCCTGTACCGGGATTGCGGTTCGACGACAGGAGCCGATCCGATGAGTGAGCACGAGATGATCTCCCGCCTGCTGGCCTTGGCAAGATACAAGCTCATTCACTGTAACGACATGGGCGAAGACTATATGTGGAGATGTTACATGGTCGCTCAGCCCGAGAATGGTGGCGAGGAAGTCATGGCCGGGAAGCATACTTGGATTCGAGCCGACGAACTCGATGCCATCATCGGAGCAGCCGCCGCCCTCGGCGGCGAAGGACGACCAGAGGATGTCACGCGCTTTGTGCTAGTCGATGAAGACGGCCGCATCTGCGATCGATGGAACCATCGCGTCGAACTTGTCTATCAGGACGAGGGACGAACGTTGAAAGTATTTCTGACGAGGCGAGTCGCCCTCACCGATCAGGGACGCCGCCCCTGAGCCGCGTAGAATAGACCTCAACCATGCCTAAGCACGCGCCGAAAGGCCCGCTCAAAGCGCCCGATGACCCCATGGATCTCCAGCACTCCATGCGCGTCACCTGTAAAGCCACGAATCGCAAGGGGATGCGCTGTCGGCGCTCCCCGATTCCGGGGGGCGTTGTCTGCCGCTTTCATGGGGGCGCCGCGCCGCAAGTGAAGGCCAAAGCGCTGGAGCGCCTGCTACAGTATCAGGACCGCGCCATCAATCGCCTCTTCGGGCTCGTGGAGCAGGAACAGTATCCGTCCACGGCCTACCAAGCCGTGCGCGATGTGCTCGACCGGACTATGGGCAAGCCGGCCGAACAGGTCCGCGTAACGGGTGCCGACGATGGGCCCATCGAGATCATCATCAAGAAGCCCTGGTAGATGCCTCGGATTGAGCTCGCCTATCAGCCGCGGACGCCGCTCCATGCGGCCATCCACCGGGGCATGGAGACGCACCGTCATGGCGCGCTCGTTACGCATCGGCGTTTCGGGAAGTCCGTGCTCGGGTTAAACCATCTGCAGATTGGCGCGCTCGAGTGCCGTAAAGAGCGGCCCCGCTTCGCGTTCATCGCCCCGACCTACACGCAAGCCAAGAGCATCGGCTGGGACTACCTGCAGCACTATGCCACGCCCATCCCCGGCGTCCAGACGCGGACCTCGGAGCTCGCCGTGACGTATCCCAATGGCGGCCAGGTGCGGCTCTTCGGGGCGGACAATCCCGACAGCTTGCGCGGGCTCTACTTCGACGGCGTGATCTGCGATGAATACGGGCTGATGTCTCCGCGGCTCTTCCCTGAGATTCTGCGGCCGGCGCTCTCTGACCGCATCGGCTGGTGTTTCTTTTTTGGGACACCGAACGGGAAGAACCAGTTTCACGAAGCCGTGCAACGGGCGCGGGAGGATGACTCCTGGTTTCTGGCGATTCACCGGGCCAGCGAGACGGGGCTGATTGGGGCGGATGAACTGGCGGCGGCGCGGAAGGATATGACGGCGGATGAATATGCCCAAGAATACGAGTGCAGCTTCGAGGCGGCGGTCAAAGGGGCCATCTTTGCGGCCGAGCTGGATTCTAGCCGAGCGGGGGGACGTATTACATCTGTTCCATACGATCCTGTCCTCCCCGTCGATACCGATTGGGATCTCGGGATGGGTGATTCAACGGCCATCTGGTTCTCTCAAAGTTTGCGCAGTGGCGAGGTTCGAGTCATCGACTACTACGAAGCCAGCGGGGAAGGGCTGCCGCACTACGCGCAAAAGCTCAGGGAAAAGGGCTACACCTACGGCCAGCACTGGGCGCCGCATGACATCCAGGTGAGAGAGCTCGCCTCGGGCCGCTCGCGCCTTGAGACGGCCGCAACGCTCGGTATCAAGTTTCAGGTCGTGCCGCAGCTCCCGATCGAGGACGGCATCCACGCGGCCCGGATGCTGTTTCCACGGTGCTGGTTCGATGCTGGGAAATGCAAAGCCGGGCTGGAAGCCTTACAGCACTACAAGCGCGATTACAACAGCCGGCTGAACGAGTTCAAGGCGACGCCGGTCCATGATTGGGCGTCGCATGGGGCGGATGCCTTCCGTGGGCTGGCGGTGCGGCATCAGACGCCTCGGGAGCGCCGGCCCTTCCAGTACGGCACGCCGGGGACCGGCACGACGGCTTGGATGGGCTAGAAAGTCTGCTCCCGACCAGCATTTCGGTAGTTCAGACATCACCGAGGAGACGCCTTCATGACGACTCGCAAGCTTGCCGCCCAGTACATTAGCGACCAAATCGAGATCATCAAGAAGCACGGAGAGGCTCCTCGCCTCACCGCTGATCAACGCCGTCGCGCCATAGCGGACGCCCAAAAGACATTTGACTCAATGCGTGAACGCGCTGAGCAGGAACGTCCCGCGGGACACCAGGCCAACAAATAGCGGTCTTGCTGCAATTGATTGCAGCAAGACGTTTTCGTGGTACAGTGCGCTCAGGGGAGAACATCCGCTAGCCGCTACGCCTTCTTCCGGACCACCAGCCGCCAAGCTTTGAGTCCGTAAGCTGCTGCGTAGAGCCGCTTCCCGTTCCGGAGGGTGATATAGGCCGTATAAACGACCTCGTAGCCCTCCGGAATCCGTTCACCTTTCTTCAGCACATCGCTTCACCTCCAATCCGACTGAGCGTCCCGTCGGGCGTCGGCAACGGGTAGCCCGTGCCGTTGGCGATGAAGATGTGCGCCCGTGCCCAGCGGGGAGTAATGCGAAGGGCCGCCATCCCACCTAAACCCTAGCCAGGTAGAGGGATGCGGCCCGTGGGTGGGCTTTCTGCCTGAAAACCCTGCCACGAGCATTATCGGGCTCTAGCAGGCGTTTCCGCAACAGCCGATAACCCGCCCCGTATAGACAAGGCCGAGGAAGCGGCCCTTCGTGTTTCTACCGCTGAGAAAATCTACCCCCGACCAGATTTCTACTAGTTGACGGAGACGGCTCGGCTGTGGATACTTAGTATCCGATCCGTGCCCGACCGCAATCTCTCGGCCCTGCATCAGACGGCGCTCGACCGCTTCCGCATTACAGCTCAAGCGGAAGAGAAGCAGCGCCAGCGCGAGCTCACCGACCTCAAATTCGCCGATCCCATCGACCCGGAAGACCAGTGGCCGAAGGATGCACTCGACTCCCGTGCCGGCCTCCCCGCCTCGGGCAACCTGCCCCCGGTGCCGCCGCGGCCGGCGCTGACCATCAACAAGCTGCGCCAGCCGATCCAGCAGGTCCAGCAGCAGCAGCGGCAGGCCCGTCTCAGTCTGAAGTTCGCCCCGGAAGGGGAACAGACGAACCTCGACGACGCCGAAGCTTTCGAGGACATTGCCCGCGCCATCCAGACGGACTCGCGAGCGCATCTCGCCCGCAATTGGGCCTTTGATCGCGCGCTCAAGTGTGGCCGCGGGTTCTATCGGATCGAGACGGAGTATGTCAGCGACCGGTCGTTCGACCAGCGCATCATCTACAAGCGCATCCTGAACCAGTTCGCGGTCTACTATTACCCGTTCTGCCAGGAGCCCGACTTCTCTGACGCCGAGTGGTGCTTCGTCACGGAAGACGTGCCGCTGAAAGAGTATCAGCGGCGCTATCCCGACTCCGCGCTCGCCGCGATGGACAACGACGAGTTGAGCGCCATCGGGAACGAAGCGCCCGGCTGGCTGGGGGAGAACGACGAAGGCAAGACGGTCCGCATCGCCGAGTATTACTTTTTCGAGACGGTCGCCGATACGCTCCTGCTGATTCGCACGCCGCAAGGCGAACTCCCGATCCTGCAGAGCGAGCTCCCCAAAGGCTTCGAGGGACCGATTGTCAACCAGCGGCCCGTCGAGACGCGGCAACTCCGCTGGGGCAAACTGAACGCGGTCGAGTTCCTGCGCGAGCCGGGCCTGGATGCCGAGATTGTCGAGCGGGACGGGCGGTATATCCCCATCGTGCCGGTGATCGCGGACGAATCGAACGTGAACGGCCAGCGACGCTATACCGGGC